AAGCCCCCGCCGATACCCTCTGCAAAACAGTGCCAGCGTTCGCGTCCCCTGGCATCTGTATAGATACCAAGAGACCGCTGGTGTTTATCAGTATGGAACGGGCAAAAGCCCTGTGCACAAGAGCCAGAGTTACGCCAATTAAAATTGTGATTTGGAAACGCTGTTTCAAAAGCTTCAACTAACATAGCGGTAACACTCCAGTTCTCTAAATTTTATCCGTATAAGAATTATACCTCATTCAGATAGGTTTTACAAGTGTCTTTAAAGGTGCACCAACTACATTGAAAAGATTTATTTGCTGGCCATATAGTAGAATTATCACACTCGTACAACCGGGTTTCAAGATACGCAAGGGTATTCATATATATCTGGGTAAAGTACGCGGTTTCAACTGGTGTTACACTGTTCCATACGATACGATTTTTTCGTAGGAAATTTAAGCCAATATATGCCCGAGTCCATTCCAGATTGTAAATCTTGGAAATCATTGATACATAAAGATTAAGTTGTTTACTCTCCTTAACCTTGTTTTTAGATGCTGCGGATTTGTTGGTTTTATGGTCAATAATAAATATCTCTTTTGCAACGGGATCATACGCCCAAAGATCTATTATGCCTCTGAAGTATGTTTCTCGTATTGGACTTGGATTATAACTTGCTCGAGTTAATTCACGTGTCCAACCATAGGGATGTTCTACTCTAAATTTCTTGATATTTCTGTTACTGCAAAATGTTAACCACTTATCTACAAAAGAGACCATATAAGGAAACATTGTTTTTACTTCTGCTAACGCTGCTCCTTGCGGGTCTGCCACTTTATACAACGGGTAAACATTCCCCAGAAATAACTCGGCCTTGCTTACTGAGGGGTTTTTATCTTTTAACAGTTCTGCGATTATCTCATGGGCAAGGCCTCCCAGTGTTAATGCAGGGCTGCTTTCTTTTATTCCCTCTAAATACACTTTCTTAAACTTGTATAAACACGCGTTTGCTGTATCGGCCCTAGAACTAGACCAGGGGAGGTATTTAGCCTCCCCCAGTAACATGTCAAAGTCGCCGGAGATAACATGGGTATTTGTAGCCATATCGCTTCTCCTCTTTGAATATTTATTTTATGGAACTCAAAAATTCCTCGTCCCAGTGTACTTCAACGTTTCGTCTGCTTGCAATAAAGTCTGCAAGGTGTACACAGAACTGTCCTTTATTACCAGGTTTCTGGTTGCCCCATTGCCCCATGTGAGCAACGACAAGCCCTGCCAGAAGATTACCAAACTTCTGATCTCCACGTTTTTCAGCGAATTTACGGATCTCTATTGCAGCAATGTTAGGATGGGACCGTTCGGTTTTACCACTTTCTTCTTTGCCTTGCTTAAAGGTATCATGGAGAATCGTTGCTGCAAAGATAAGCTCCTGTTCACCCGGGGAGAATTGCCAGTATTCTAATGCCGCGAGTTCCTTTGCTAACAGTGCTGCTGCTATTGTATGTCGGAGTAGTCCGCCATACCCCAGAGAATACTGGGGATGATATTTACCGCTGGCACTGGCTGCTATACGTGCGAAGTAGTCGGGTACTACATCTTCTAGAAATGCTAAAGTAAAGTCCCTAAGTTCCGGGTGTTTAATTTTGCCTGCTAAGTTAAGAAGAGTCACCCAGTCCTTATTCTCTTGTACCTTATCAGCCATGACAGATTTCCATTTCGGTTCTGATTTCCCCACTCATAGGTCTATTGTTCATTTCAGCAACAAACCTACATTTGAAGAAAGTATAAATCAAAAGATCACGCAGGCGTTCTTCGTACTCAAATACAGACGGTCCTTTAGCAATCGCGGAAAGATGTTTTTCCAGCAGAATATCAACAACTTTAATCATTGCCTCCCACTGATTATCTTCATACATCTCAGGCAAATGCTTGGCAGCAATGCTTCGGATAGTACCGAATTCATCCCCGTTTACATTGTACGCTCCGGATTTAGTAGCGAATAAAGGAAGGATTTTAGTATCCAGGTATTCACGAATAAATTCTTCCTGAGTTTGTACTCGTGGAATTGCAGTTAGCTCCACCGGAACCATAATATCCCCTTCACGGATAAAACTTTCACTAAGTTTTTTATGGGATTCCATTAGTTCTTCAGTTATTTGATCACGAGTTTCTTCATTATTCATAATGAGTATTCTCCTTTAGTTGGTTAAAAAAGTAAAAGTTATAAGAGAGGGGAGGCCGAAGCCTCCCTCAGACTATCAGAATGGAATATTTTCTCCCTTAGGATCAGAGTGGTCTGCATCTACATCTTCAATACCGAAAGAATTCAGCACGTCAGTAGTCATACCACTGAAGCTGTCATTGGAAATTTCCGGGTTTTCGGATGCAGCTTTATTAGCCAGCATACGCTTATGATAATCCACAGAATTATCCCTCAGCCGTTTAACTTCCTTGAAGCTTTCCATAAACTCGTCTTTTAATTCATCAGGAATCAAAGCTTCACCTGGTACTGGCGGAACAACATCTACTTTATAAACATAGTATTTACTGTTTATTTTGGTATTAGTTTCCTCACCAACGGAAATTTTGACTTTAAATGCAAAGGACGGAGTATTACGGAATCTGCTACCTAATGCTCTTAAGCCATTTTCAAGTTTCTTGGATGCTTTATAACTGGTTTTAGATAAGATGATACGGAAAAGTTCATGCGGATCATTTTCAGTAGCAACGACCATATGATACTGTAATTGACAACGTTCTGGTGCATCGAAATTATTGTAGATACATTTAGCACATGCACCATGTTCACTACCAATATCCCCTTCAGGGCTATTATAAGTCGGGCAAGTGCACTCGATACTATTATTGCCCTCACCTCTCGGTGCAAATTTAGCTCTGCAGCGCCATGCACGCATTACACGTACAACCAGCGATTCACCTACAGGAGTCTTAGTAGAGTCGTTCATAAACATGCCAGCGTAAATATCTTTGTATTCACGGTCTTGAACTTCAGGAGTCATTGCCTGAGTTAATTTCAAGATAGGGATCTGGCTCAAATTCATTTCTCCGCCTTCTAAGCCGAAGTCCATATCGTCTCCCGATTCTCCGTCTAATCCAGCAGTCAGAGAAGTTCCAAATTCTGACCCAAAGTTATCCGCTTTTTCGTCTTTTAAGAATTCAGTTACAGGAGCACCAGTTTCAGTAGTCGCATCTTTCAATACTTGAGCATCTTCATTCTTTTTAGCCATTTCTCAATACCTCACTTAATCTTTGTTTACCTTTGATTACCATTGTTTACCTTGTTAACCTTAGGCATACTCATTATACCATAAATTTCTCATCCATGTCAAATGATTTTCAGCCTAAATAAAATACGCCCTGGTAATTAAACCAAGGCGTATCATATATAAATGTCTGCGTAACAGCCTAACGCTCCACTCTCAGAGTATCACCAAGTCACTCCAGTGGCCGGGGCCACCTAAGTCACAATTAGGATTTGAATTTGAACTTATACACTTTAAACTAGGATGCTGAGAACGCTGAGGTACTGATAGACGTTTGATCTCACATACTAATTTGCTACATTTTGGTCAAATGGCACATTATGTTATAATGCACACACCTGATCTTAAAATTTTTATTGTATAAAAATAAGTAGGTAAATTTCGAGAGTTACTTCGCTAAACAGACATTATAAGTTTAAATCAATCGGGGATCTCTATCATAGTTATTGCATTGCTTTCATTTATTAACTGATTCAGCTCGTAGCCACAGAACATAGATTTCTTAGCTGCATTTTCTAAAACTTCCTGGTCAAATAGAGTTACAGGTAATGATCTTAATTTCTCTATATCTTCTGCAGACATGCCACTGCTTACAGCATTTATAGACTTATTAGTAGCATTAGCAAGTTTCTCAGCTTCTTCCCGGGCACTACTTAACGCTGATAATTTATCTGACAAGGTTTTATCTAATTTCTGGGTCAAGAGCATGGCCTCTGCAATACTAATAGTCCCCAGTTCATCGGTGTGGATCGTAGTTTCTAAATTCGATTTAGAAATAGCTAAGCTGATTTGAGTATAATCAGTAATCAAATCATCGAAACTGGCTAAAAGTTTTGCATACTCTTTCTTAGCTTCTAAATGATTAGCATTGATATCTTTATGACTAGACAGTTGACTAGTTGTTTTACTGGTTACATAGCCATATCTTTTAAGGCTACGGTTAAGATCATTCAATTTAATGAGAATGATTTTCAATTTTGTGAGAGCTCTTGCTACGGTAATTTTTGCCATTGTAGAAACCTTCTTTCTTGTTTTAATTGCTTATTTACTGATGGGCTAATTATACCACAGAGGAATTTTAATGTCAATACACAAAAAGAATTCCCCATGAAGTAGCTGGATACTCCACAGGGAATTCAGAGAGAATAGCAAATTATTGATTACATGTCTTGCGGGCGTTTTTTCAGCTTGTAAGTGTAACGAGCCGGTACTTCTACAGTTTCACCGGTACCAGGTACACGAGCTACACCAGCCGGGCGGATTTTTTTAGTCAGAACACCAAGTTCACCCAGACGAATGTTATTACCTTCATCCAGTTGACCTTTCAGAAATGCAATAAAACCTTTCCAGGCATTTGCAGCTTCTGCTTTAGAGGTGTTATTGACTTCCGCCAGTTTTTCAATTGTTTCTGCTTGTGTAAGTGCTTTCATTAAAAATTCCTCTTTTCTATCATTTAGGTTTAGAGAATGTTTTGCAGCTCAGTCGATATCGATACCGTTCAGGTAATCCTTTTTCAGGATTGGCTGGCACAGTACCCGTAAAAATTACACCGACTCTTGGCAAATAAACTCTGTTTCGGACGTCTTCATTTAGATATTCATAAAAGTGAGTAAGCATATTATCATACCACCACTCTACTTCTTCATATCCTTTTTCAGGATACCCTTGCAGGAAATCATTGATGAAGACCTCTTTTGAAATCAGATATGGGTGTCGTACCCGACTATCAGGGATTTCATTTTCCATCCTTACGCCCCCCCAGTTTTTTAGCTGGCCTAGGGAGCGGCTTTGCCCCTCGAGCAATTTGGGCCATCGTATAGGCATCGTTTATGTCACTGTTAGAGTGACGATACCCCCAGCGTTCACGAACACCCTTGATAACTTGCTCTTTGTTTGCGTTTCCGCTACCTGAAGCTACTTTTTTAACATAAGTCGGGGCTACTAAACTGTACGAAACTTTGTTCTCGCCTAAGAAAAATTCTACTACTCCGCTAAGCTTTCCAAGTTTAAAAGCATTAAACTCAGAGGCGAACGAAGCTCCTTCCATTACTACATAGACATCCTCTAGATTGTATTTTAATATACATTCAGCTAGTTTGTCAAGTAGTTTTTTGATACGATCATGAAATCTTTCAGTAGGAACGCCTGCCTTGATTGTCATAGCTACAACAGGTTCATTATTCTTGTTGTCAAGAATAACAAGTCCAGTCGAAGAATAGGAAGGATCAATACCTACGAAGTATAGAATATTATCTATATTTACGTCTGTATTTTCATCTAAATATTCGACTGTAACTGTTCTAGCTTTTCTTGTGCGCGGCATTCTATTTCTCCTTCAGTTTCATTCTCCGGTGGGGCATCATACCAACCGTCACCAATCATCTGGATACGGAGGTAACGGTTACCAGCACGCTTCATCTGCGAATATTCACGTTTAGTAATATTCAGTGCAGCGCAGATCTCAGGTTTTTCTAGCTGGTACTGGCCATTTAAACCGAGCTCTAAATCTAAAAACTCGGCAAGCTTAGGTTCAGTCTTTCGTAAATCATTAACTTGCTTTTCTACATACGAAAGAAACTCTTCGTTTAGGTATTCCGTCTCTGCACTAGGATGTGAAGGGACTCCTATTTGATTATAAGCTTCCTCTTCCTCATTATCTGAGTCTACCACGTTATCTAAGCTTTTAGTTCTTGATGCAATGGAATTCAAGATCTTCAGTTCTTTTAACGTTTTCTCATTGATCCTTAAGCGTTCCATAATTTCTTCATCTGAATAGCCCATCATTATATACTTAATGAAATTAAATAAACGCTCTTTGGCATCTCTGCCTAATCCGAGTCCTCCTAAAGGAAGAAGTTCATTACGGATTTCAATATAAATAAATTTTAAGATCCAGTAGTGTGCGTAAGTAAGAAATGTACATTTTTTACTTTCATCCCATCGCTTCGCAGCTTCATAAAGCCCTACTGCACCTGCTTGTAAAATATCATCAGAATACCAGTTACCCTGGGTTATCTCAATGATCTTATGCAAGATATACCGGTAATGTTTACAGAACAGCAAATAGTTTCCTTCACGGTTACCTTCTCGCATCATCTGTATAATGCGAGCATCATCTACATCGGTAACATCTAGATCCTTAAGCTGCTTTAAAATGCTGCTATGTAAACCTTTTACTCGACGACCTCTGCTACTGTAACTATCTGTGTCACCAGAATCTTCATTCCGCATCATATGAGGAGGCACGAGTGGAACATCATTCGGGAGAACATCAGTTCTTCTGCTCCTGCCTCTGGATTCTCTTTCTGCCATTTGCTAAACCTCGTTTATTAAGATTAGCTCCCTAATGGCAATGATATCATAGTTTTCACAGTTTGTCAATATCTTGCAAACATTTGTTTATTTTGCAGTATACACGCTACATTTTCTTCACCTCTTTTCTTTAATTAAAAAAACTTTGTATTTTTGTCAGGAATAACTGTTAAGTTATCCCTATGTTATACTTATACCATTTAACCCATTCCAAGCGACTCAAACCCATCGATTTCAGTTAAATACTCAGCTTCTATTGCTTTACGTTCTTCCAGCTCCGCCTCAACTTCTTCCGGCATCTTTGGACGTTTCTTGCTTTTCGTTTTCTTTACAGTTATAGATCCACCTTTACCTAATAGGAGCTGCAGATCCTGTTCACGGATATACTGAGCAATAGTCTTTTTATTCTGAAGTAATAACTGAATACCTTCGTCATAGGTATCCTCACAGATAAGATCAATATATACTGCTGTACCTGTCATACCAATGCGATGCTGTCTATCTTCTGCCTGGCTTCGTTCTTCAATACTGCTCGTATTTTCAAAGAAAATAGCACTGACAGAATTGGTTTCACATGTAAAGTCGTTGCCTCTGCATTCTGATGCTATCTGTAAAATAACTACCTTTAATTTACCCTTTTTAAAGCGTTCCTTAACTATTTTGCGCTTACTGTTAGATACCCTGCGGTCCAGTACTTCTACCGAAACTTTTCGAGCCAGTAAGTATTCCTGCAGCTTTTTCAGTACGTAAGTATGACTTGCCCAGATAATAAAGGAATCTGTACTGTTAGATATAATAGAATACATTTCTTCATATTTAGGGCTATCAAGCCATAGATACTCTCCAATATCAGTTTTTAAGAACCCTGCTGTTACCTGTTGCAACTTTTGGATCATGGCCACAACATACTTAACCGTAACTTCAGATGTA